ATTAACATGGAAGAGAGTTTTTCTTCACTAACTCCACTAATTGTTAACAAGACTCTATTCTGTCGTTCTCAATGCAATGGACTAGGCGCACCTCTTGACTTTACTCTAAGAATGAAAGGCAAGATTGTCAAACCATCTGCAAAGGATTACATGGCTCTTGTACTAACTCAGACCGGCAACGTTGCTTGAGGTGGTTAACCTGGTCAAGGTTGAAGGAACCCTCGCAGAATTGCGAGAGTTGTTCATTGAGGGTGCTAAAAGACAAGCACGAACAGAGGCAAAGAAGGCAGGTGCTGAAGTTGTTAAGCGTGGTGTTCGTACTACAAAGCGTAAACTATCTGCTTGGCAAAAGTACATCAAAAACAAAAAGAACCACATCAAGTTCAAATCGGGGCCAAAGAAAGGTCGATTAGACTTAGCTAAGATGAGCAGAGCGTTCAAGCGTAGCAAGAGGTGATACAGTGGCACGAATATTAGACAAAGATACCAGGTTAATTGATGTCGATTTTGGTCCTGTTACTGTAAACATTTCAAGAACAGCCCTAAGCGAATTTCCAGATGGCAACCCCGGTAATCAAGCCACATTTGGTGGAAATGGTACAAACCAGTTCATTAGAAGCGATACAGGCGGACAATTAACTGCTGGAAGTTTCATACAATTTGTTCGGTTAGACCTAGACTATATGACAATGAACAATGAAGTTATGCAACCTGTTGAAGTATCTGTTCAACGTTCTGCAAGTACACCTTACGGCACACATGAAAATGGTAACAACTTTAACACAATTCAAGAATTTATTCTAATTGCTAGCAGGCCATTGAATAATGCTGATATTGCCGCAGCAGTAAATCCATATGATTCATTCAATGATATAGGATTGAACCGAGGTACTTCCGCTTTTGGTGGCGATGATGCTGGCGGTTTAACGCACGAACAAAATATCTATGCAGAAAGGAGACAATATGCTTGGACTAATACTACAGGTGCTACATTGTCTAATGGCGAATTAGTTTCACAACCTGCACAAACAACGCTAGCATCTATTTTTAGTGCGCCTCAATTGTTAGACATCAATACTTGGGGTTCGCTATCAGCCATTACAGGCCCTAACTTGTATTGTTATAGAATTGTATATAGTGAAATGCAATCTTTCGAAGCTAACCAATCTATTTTCACAAATGTTGGCCTTGGAGGTTTTACTTCTATTCGTTTCCCACCTGTAAATGTTGCATTCCTATGCAAAGACCCCGGATATACTGAAGGCGAATATCTAACAAGATTGGCTAACGCAATGAATAGTATTCCCGAGGGTGGTTCAACAGCATGACGTTTGTAATACCTGAACAACAACGTGTACTAACACCTGAAGAATATCAGGCATTAGGTTATCAGCTAAGAGGTGATTTTAGTGAATCGGAAATTAGCCGTTCACCGGATAAACCACTTAGTGAAGGTTACAATTTTCCTGTATATAGGGCTGAAAGTAAAGAGGACTTTGCAATAGATGTAGCAGTTGGTATAGCCAAAGTAGGCTTTGCTGCTGCAACGGGCGGGACTACTGCCGTCGTTCGCACTACACTAGGTTATGTCACAAGTTTGGTTACATGACTTGATGTGAGCCAAAGATTGCTGTCACTACTACAAGTAATGCAGCTACAAGTTTCTTAACCATTGATTCAATAGTGTCCTCTAATTTTACCATTCGACGTTCAAGTTCTATTAATTTGACATCTTGGACTTCGTCTTTACTCATGAAAGTGGCTGAGGTACTCTAGTAAGAAAAGATTCCCATCCGCAGTTTAAGCATACTTTGTTTACTGCTATTACTCTATCAACAATGTCATTGTTTCTATAATGATATTTTGTAATACATTTACTTCCACACTCAAAACACTTCATTCGGATTCCTCCATCAACTCCATGCAGATTGTACGAAATACATGGTTATTAGGAAAACGTGCCATAGCCATAGCAAGCACACGCCTAGTCGGTAAGTCTTGTACTCTAAACGCGTCTTCTCCATCTAACTTGGCACGTACTGCCTGCTCAATAAACTGTGACCTTTTGCCAGCTCTCTTTTTTGGCTCTAATTCTCCAACCATCATATATGGCAAATATACCTTAATCTCTATTTTTTGTCTCATTCTTCTTCCTCCGGATATAGTATTTCTTTGATGTTTTTGAATTCAGGATAATTAGCTAGTTTACAATAATACAAATGCCAATGACAACCAACCCAAGGACACGGTGCTTCCCACTTGATTTTGAGAATTCCATCCTGAATAAAGCGTATTTGTTGCCCTTCTTCTAACAAATCTGTTGTTGATAAATCTGCTTCTTGTAGTCTGTCAAAAGAATCTACATTTGTTGGATGTTTGCATGTCAAAATGTGTTGTCTTAACTCTTCAATTGCTGCTTGTTGATGCTCATAATACTTCATTATGCTCCCCTTGTGGTACGGGGAGGGAGCGCCCCCTTATAGAATGGTAGGATAAACAGGCCACTGCGGGGCAGTTATGGCCTTAGCGACAGCCCACCTGTTCAAGATAAAGATTAGGTATTGTTTATAGTATTGATTATGGGACATCCCATACATGGCAAAAACCAACGAATTTGAAATCTTTATTGAAATTCAAGCACAAGCAGCAGCAGCAAACACAAGTCTAGACATGACTGATTATGTCGATATTGCAGATAATGAAGCGTTTGAAGTACACGACATTGATATTGTGCTAGACCCAACTCAAGCACTACCGGGTCTAAGCGAAGGTGTCTTTCAACTAGCAGACTCTAACATAGCTGCATTTGTTTCACATGCTGATAGAACATCCTTGTATGTTGCTCGCCACACTTATGATTCACTAAGTGGCCTGATTAACATGGAAGAGAGTTTTTCTTCACTAACTCCACTAATTGTTAACAAGACTCTATTCTGTCGTTCTCAATGCAATGGACTAGGCGCACCTCTTGACTTTACTCTAAGAATGAAAGGC